GGGCGATGGGCACCGTGTCGTTCATGAGGTCCGCCGCCGTGACCTTGGCAGCGCCCACCACATTGCCGAGGCTGTTGCGCAGGTCGGCCCTCAAGATGTGGTCCGTCGTCTGTAGGTTGGCCCCATCGAAGGTGGTGTCCGTGAGGAAAAGCTGTGTGACGCCGAACGCGTTGGCGTACATCACAGATGTCTGAGGCAGGTCGTAGGTATTACCGCTCGGCACCTGTGCCACGTTGAGCAGAGTGTCGGTCGTCCGGATGTTGGCATCGGGCGCGGTAAGCGTGAGCTGCTCACCGCAAGGGTCGGGCACGCTACCGCCGTCCAGCTCATCGTTGTTGCTGTTGACCAGCGAGTAGCTCAGGTCGTCGCACGTCGGTATCACCCACTCTCCGCCAATCAACTCTCCAACGCCCACGCCATCCTGCACAACGTCTACCGTGGCAATAGCACCGCAAGGGTCAGTGATGCTCGCATACGGCTCACCATTGACGCGCAGCGACAGCGGGTCGCACTCCCCGCCATCTGGAGGGCATGCCGTGCCACTCCATCCCGTATCGCTCGCCTCCGGTCCAACCACCAACAGTCCGATGGTCTTTACCAACCGACCCGCATTAGCAGGGTCGAGGTTCGTCGGTGATGTTTGCTCGTATACCTTCAGTTCCCAATTCCCACGCGGTGACAGTTTCACCTCACCGTCAAGGGCTGTCGGCGTGTTCGTCTCCGTGAACGTCAAAGTGAGCATCCCGCCCGTGGTATTGCTTGCCGTGGCGATGCAATACACCGAAGCATTACGCTCAGGGTCGCGGAACCACAGCAGCCAATAGGATGGCGAGAGAATGGAACGCCCTAACAGCGCGAACGTATTGGAGGCACCCCGCTCAATCTGCATCGCAGCATTCTTCGTATTGGTTGCCCCTACGCCCACGATAATCCTTTATGCCGTACGGGTACTGCCAACGCGACTTGCGCGTAATGACGCCCCCGTGGTATACGCCTTTTACCCTTTCTTCATCATCCACGTTGTCATCGTAGGTAGGGTACGTGGCGAGGTTATCCTTGAGAAACTTCAACAGCCTATCATAACCGTTGTCCGCCGCCGTCCGTGCGTCCGTCACCTGCTGTGACAGCGCACGCGAATCCACATTGTTGTACTCCGTGGAGGATACGCTATGCACGCCGTTCGCCGTTGGCTCCGCCGCCATCCGTGGCAGCGACCGTTGCAGCGTACGCCATGCCAGCGGCCCTTTGATGTAGGCCATCAACGCCAACAAATCGGCCTCCGTTGCCAACGTATCGTCAGCCTGTATGGCCGTATCCAGTTCATCGTATAGCGTCCGGCCCAGAACTTTCTCAAGCTCTTCCTGCGCCAGCTTTAGGAACGGAGCGATTTTGCGGTCATCGACATTCTTGTTCAGGCCGGTGATGTCGCGCACCGTTGCCACGCTGATTATTTTGGTCTCACAGCACGCCATCGTCTTCGGGTGTTTCGGGTTCCTCTGGGCTTTCGCTGTCCGCCTGATTTGAAGGCTGCGCAAACAAGCTACCGCCATCGGAGCCTTTCTTTGGAACCACCGAAAGGTCTGAGGTCATCGGCTGAGAAATCAAGCCCGGTATGATATTTCCGCGCTCGTCCTCAAGCTCTGGTAGGTCCATCTCTTCGCGCAGTTCATTGATGGTCGTAGAACGCAGCCGGATGGCATCGCTCATATTGTCATCCTCAAACAACTCAAGGTCGTCAATCTCCGCCTCCCACACGTCCGTTAGCCCCTCGGCATTCATCAGCCGCACCAAATCTTTTGTAATCATGTTTTGCTTCGGCTTCACGAAGCCGTGCATGAACTGATCCACAGCAGCCTTCAGCGCAGAACCCTGTGAACTCAACCCGCCCGCCGTATCCATCCGGTAAAGGATGTCCGGCACGCCATACGCCCGCACGATAACTTTCTCGGCATTGTCGCGGATTAAGTCAAGTTCCCCGGCATGGTCGCCACGGGGCAGCACGTTCAGCTGTGGCGCGTTCTCTTCGTTGGTGCCGAACGTATGAAAGATGCCGCGACCGTTCGCTCCGGTATACGCATCTTCAATATCCTTGTCGTATTGATCGAGGTCTTTGGTATCGGCGTTGATGTACGTGTGCAGGTGTACCGTAGGCTTAAACGATGTGTCAATCTGGACCTTGTTGAACACCGGCACCTTGGCCCATACCTCGCAGTCCGCCACAGCAGGCAGATACCACGGCTCAGAATAGTAATCCCTGTTCTGCTTATATGCCTTGCTATACAGCACGCTCTTAGGCTTGCGCACATCCAACGCGAAAGCGGGCAACTCCATCGGCTTGTACCTGTTCTCAGCACCGCCACGGCTACCCACCTCGGCCCAATTAGCGGACCAATAGAAGTTCTCCACCTTGCCGTCTACCAGCTTACCGCTGCGGACCCTGCTCACGTCAAGGTGGTCAAGGCGTGCCACAGCACCACCGTAGGCGCGGCGGATGACCCACGACTTTGCATTCGCCAACGCGATGTCCAACGCCGTGGCATACATGAAATCTTCCTCCGTGCTATCGGACATCCATTCTTGAAACTTCGTCTGCGCGGCTTCCACCACGTTACCCTCGCGGTCCTTGAACTTGATGCCGTTGCCAGCAATGAACGCGGCGGCCATCTCCACGCACCGCTGTAACGGCACGCAGTTGTCCGCCAACGTGCGCATGTGTTCGAGGAATAGGTTGTCCGCGCCGAAGTACACCCACGGATTACCCGTGTAGCGTTCCTCCACCAAAGGGGCGTTCGTGCCTTCCTTCAGGTATGCCTTGAACTTCGGTAGTGCCCTCATGTATGAAAAAGGGCAGGCGCTATTCACACCTGCCCCGATTTCGTGGTGTGTCCGTTAGGCCAGTACGATCAACCCGCTCTGGAAAGCGTGGGGTGCCTGCTGTTGCAGCATGGCTACCACCTTGTCGCTCTTCAGCAGTTCGTTGGTCACACGATATGCACCGTATTTGGTGGTCACGTCGATGGCCGTCTTTTCATTGCCCAGCTTGTAACCGTTGAACGCCTTACGCGCTGCGGGTGCCTGTGATGCTTTGTTGTCTTCGTTTGCCATGGCTTAGGTAGTTACTTCGTATCCGGCAAGAGTGGCGAGGGTAGCGGCCTCAGAAGCGTCCCAGAAGTGGGGGCAAGGCTCGCTCATGTTCTCGGCCCGCAGGCTGAACATATTGCCAACCTCGGCCTGATCCGACGTTCCCACATGGGTGAACAACTTGGCTCCGCTGTCCTTGCCGATGATCTTGAACACACCGGCCTTCAATTCGATAATGGCTACGATGTCGGGACCGGCGAGGGTCTCAATAAAGTTGCGCGAAGTGATGCCGAGGTCAGCGATTTTGCCGCTCATCTCGTGGTACCACGACTTCGTTTCTGCATCGTACTCTTCACGCCAAATCACGCTATCCTTGTCCAGCTTCAGGGCAAAGATGCCGTTGGTGGCGGTAAAGGTGATGTCCGTGTATTCGTTGGGCGTAGCGCCGACCGTCCAAGCGGTAATCTCGTCAAGGTTGGCGAGCCACAGGCGGTTGTGATAAACACCGGCTGCAACTTGGTTGCAGTTGTCTTCCCCGGCGAGGAAGCCTCCGGTAAGGAGTGAGCATGCTGGCATCTGTTCTGTTTTGGGTTATGCTAAGGGAGGAAGCCCGATGCTCCCTCCCGTTGCAAGGTTGTTACTTAGGATGCGGGACCGTAGTAAAGCACGCTGTTTGCGCTGATGTCGCGGATGCCGACACCGGCCTTGAAGCGGAACTTCCACCAGATGAACTCTTCGTATTGATCCATGCCCATCTTCATCGCGCCCAGATCGCTTTCGAGGTCCAAGGCCACCACAAAGTTCTTCTTGCGGGTCAGGATAACGGTACCCGTTCCGGTGAGGAAGTTCTGCTGAACAATCTCCACGCGGCTACCGGGGTGGTACACAGGGGCTGCGCTGCCATCGGCGAGGAACTGAAGACCGGGGGTAATCAGATTGTCACCGAACAACTTGCGGTAGTTCTGGAAGTAGAAGCTGTACTCCTTGGGAGACATCACCACCACCACGTTACCGGCGCTCACATCGCTGCCGAAGTCAACATCCGTGCGGGCCTGATCCACCAGAGCCTCCACGATGTTGAATACACCAGCGGCGTCCGTGCCTGCGCTACCGCCAGCGGTTGGCGTAGCCGATGCGCCTACTTCGATGCCCGTTGCGGCATACAGAAGGTCAATCCATCCGGAGGTAATCCAGTTGCTACCACCGTTCCACATCTCGTTACCGATGGCCTTGCCGGTCTGACGGGCCACATCGCTGAAGATGCCTGCCTCGAAAGCGCCCAGACCAACGTAGTGCTGGCCTGCTGCCAAGCCCTGCGCGGTGTAGTAGTCCTCCAGACCATGCACGCAAATCTGGTCACGTACCAACCCTTTCTTCAGGTTGATGGTGGTCTGTGAAATGGTGCTGTCATTGTTGCCATCAATGTCGGTGAAGCACGACGTGCCGTCCGCGATGGTGATGCTGGTGGTCAGGTTCGGCAGCTTGATGCTGTCGGCCTTCACGCCGGTGATAACCTCGCCGTACTTACGGGCGAAGGGGAGGACATCGTTGGACGCCACGGCGTCCATGAAGAAGTCCAATCGGCTCTCATCTACCCATTGGGTAAGGCCACTGTATGCGATTGCCATTGTCTAAAAGGGGTTTGGTTAGTTTAGTTCTTTCGGTTGCCGATGGCGCGATCCAATCGGTCAAGGCTCTTCGCCATGCCTTGTGCGCGTGCGCTCACTTCGGTGGCTGGCTTCTGCTCTCCTGCGGGCACCACTCCGGTGGGTGCCGCGTTGCTCACTACGGCGGGTTCGATGGGCGTGGCCTTGAGGGCTTCCACCTCTGCGACCACCTCTGCGACCTTGGCGGTGGCCTCAGCAGCCGTGGCCTTTGCGGCCTCAGCCTCTGCCGCAGCGGGCTGCAAGGCCTCCACGGCTGCGTTGGCTTCGTCCAACTGTGCTTTCATGGCCTTGTTCTCCGCGAGCAGACCAGCAACGATTTCGCCGTATTTGGCGGCAACGTTGACCTTGGCCTTAATGCGGCCTTTCAAGCCAGCTTGGATAGCTTCGGAAACGGTTACGGGGATTTCCACTTCGACCTCTTCGGTCTCAATGGCTTCCTCGTTCGCTACGGCTTCGGCTACTTCGGCATCCGTCACCACTACGGGTTCCGTTCCGGTTTCGTCAATAACCTGTGCGTCTTTAATGATGTCGCTCATGGGTGTCATATTGTTGAGGCTTGCGGCCATTTTCATCGGATCGAAAATGGCATCGGCAAACCCGTTTTCTTTTGCTGTGGTGGCATCCATGAACGTCTCGGCATCGAGCATCTTCTGCACCTTGGCGCGGGTCATTCCGCTGCGCGATGCGAAGACCTCCACCTGCCGTGCGTTGATGCTGTCGAGAACATCCTGCCCGCTGCCTTCGCTGGGTCCGTAAGCGTTGTGAATCATCAGGAACGCCGATGCCGCCATCTCCACGCGGCGTGCCGCTGCGCTGATGATAGCCGCGCCACTGGCAGCGATGCCGTAGATGCGTACCGTAACGTCTTTGCCTTTGATGTAATCGTATAGGCCAAGGGACGCAAACGCATCCCCGCCGCCGCTCATCATGGTAATGGTGACGGGCATCCCTTTGAAGAAGGACATCGCACGCATTACCTCTTCAGCCGTCGATGGGGTGATATCGCCAAGGATGGCAAGCTCTACCCCTTCGGTGGACTGTGAGCAACGTATGTTCGACGGACGCATAATACAAAGGTCCGACACGAAAAATATCCCCTTAGCCTAAATGTTAAAGAGGCCTTTTGCGAAGGGTATACTGAACGGTCGACCTACTTGTGCCGTACATCATGGCGATGCTATGCTCTATTTCGTGCTGCGGCGTGCAGGTGGTAGCTATCAACTCATGGAACCGCTCCACCACCACCGCCGTGCGGCATAGGCTATCGTCCAACGCACCGGCTTTATACAGGTCTTCCACGACATTGCGTGCCGTGATGCCGTGCCTTTTTTCAAGGATGGCGATTAGTTCATCTTTTACCTTGCTCATAGGGTGCTTCGTTGTTCGCGTACTGCTACGCGTTGCTGAACGGTGCGTAGGCTTTCCACGGGAAGGACGGGCTGTAACACCATTGTGTTGGCCTCTGCTGCCGCCTGTGCCGCGAACATGGACGTGGATGGTAGCGTGGCCCCTACAAGGCCACCCGTGGCGTAGGACTGCCGTCCCGGTGCCTGCCGTGTGAACATGGACCGGAGGCTATCGAGGTTGCCCACGCCTATGGAACGCACCACCTCTTGCGGTAGCACGTACTCCCCACGGTGAACAACGCCAGCGGGTTCGTACTTGCCGCCATCGCCAGTGTATCCACCGTCCGCGAAGCCACGGATGCGGGCCACGGCACCTAAGCCTGTGGCAAGGACAGTAGCGATAGATGCAACACGTTGGATGGATGCGGCGGGTTCAACCAACGCCGATGGTGTGCGCAGGATCTCGGTGACTCCCAGATAGGTGTTGATTGCCGCCTGAGATATTGCAAGCGCCTTTGCTGCTATGCTGTTTTGATTGAGAACACCAGACAACGCGCCAAGGGCCGTTGCGGTATCGGCCAAGGCCACGCGCTTATCGGCTTCAAGCTGAATTGCCAACTCCGAAGCATCGTTTGCGGCTTTCTGCGCATTCATGACATCGACGAAAGAACCGGCAACGGTACCGTTGGCCTCCGCCAACTTTACCGCGTTGTCTGTCTGCTCAACACGGGGGTCAATAACGCCTATCCCAGTTCCCGCATTGATGGCATCCTGAGCGGCCTTGAACTCCCGCAGTTCGTCGGTTAACACCCGCTGCGCTGCGGCTTGCTTGGTGGTCTTTTCGGTAGCTACGTCAGTGCCGATGTTCAGCGTATCCAGCAACGCGGCGGCATCAGCCTTGACCGGGTTGGAAGATGCAAGCACCTTTTCAATATCCGCCAACTCCTGCTTGTATACAGCCAGCTTGATGACGCCCTGTGCCGTTAGGTTATTCTCGTCGGCTTGCAGCTTGGCGATTTCGGCTCTCAGCTTCGCGCTGCGTGCGTCTGCGTTGGCCCTTTGCCGCTCCGCATCCCCGATGGATTGAAGGCCACGGATACGCTCCGAAGCAAACCGAATCTGCTCATCTGCAAACGAATTGGAAAGGTCGATACCCTTTACCAATTCGTTGTTGATGCCTTGTAATTGTTTTTGCACCCCCTCGCCGAACATGTCGGCGGCGTCCGGAGTCAACAGCTTGAACAGTCCGCTGAAGGCCTGAATTACGTTTCGGATAGCCGTGCCGATAATACCATCACCACTTTCAATGCCGAGCACCAACCCCTCCCATGCTGCCTTCGCCTTGTCAATGTCACCCGATAGGTTGTTGGTCTGTTCAGCGGCTACCCGTTGCGCCTCCCCTGACTTGCTAACCTCTGCCGTGAACTTTGCCACGCCTTCGGCCCCCTGCTCATACAGGACGTTAGCCGCGCGGATGGCGTCCTGTCCGAAAATGGTAGCAAGGGCGTTCAACCGCGTCTCTTCGGTCAGACCTCCCAGCCCCTTCTGCAACTGGTCGGCAGCTTCCTCAACGCCAACAAAGTTGCCCTGAGTGTCAAACAACTCAAGGCCGAACTTCTCCATTGCCTCGGCGCTCTCCCCCGTTGGTTTGGCAAGGCGCAGTAGCATAGCACGGAAAGAAGTACCGGCATCGCTACCCAAAAGGCCAGCACTGGCGAACGTGGTCAGCGCCCCAACGGTATCCTCAAGGGATAGCCCGAATTGTGATGCTACAAGGCCCGATTGATTGAGCGCGGCTCGTAGTTCGTCAACGCCACCCTGTGCAGCGTTAGCACCGCCCACAAGGGCATCGGCAACCCTACCTACGTCCGCACCGCTTAGGCCAAACTGCGTCAATGCCGATGCAGCCGTTTCCGCTGCGGATGCAAGGTCAAGGTTGCCAGCGGCGGCAAGGGTCAACGCACCCTCAAGGCCACCACCGATAATCTGTTCAGTGGTCAAGCCTGCACGGGCCAAAGCGTCCACCGCTTTGATGCTTTCGTTGGCCGTGAACCCGAACGCGGTCCCTGCCGTGCGTGCCGCTTCGGACAGGGCGTCGATATTTTCGGCATACTCTCCACCCAGCGCACTGATGCCGGAAAGCGCCTTGTCGAAATCCGCAATGGTGTTGAAGGTCGAAGTGATACCGGACACCAACACCTGAGCCGCAGCGACCACGCCAAAGAACCCCAGCGCGTAGTTCTTTAAATCGGCAACGCCAGCCTTGAACGCACCCGTGTTAGCCTGCACAGCCGTATTGACGGACTGAACACCGGCCTTGAACTGCTCCGCTGTGATGGCCCCCTTCTTGAACTCCTGCTCAAGTTGCAGGATTTCCTTTTGCACCAACTCCGAGCGGTACGCCGTCTCACCAAGTTCCTGTTGTAGCTTGTTCTGCTGATCGGCAAACTGCTTGGCCGTGACGGTGCCGTTCTTGTAGGCTGCGTTAAGTTCCTTTAGTTCGGTCTCCAGCGCGTTAGCCCGTGCATCCAACTGCCCAAGCACGCCGGACTGTTTGATGGCCTCCAGCGTAGCCTGAGCCATCTTGTCCCTGAACCGGATGCCCTCTGCGGTGAGGCCGCTAATATCGTTGGTCAGTTCCCGCGCCCGTCCGCTATTGCCACGCAAGGCGGTATCGAGCAACGCAATCTCTTCCCTGTTCTGCTTCGTGACCTGTGCCAGCTTCGCCTCCTGCGCCGCCGTGTCCTGCCCCGCCTTAGTGAGATCCTTCAGCGCCTGCTCTTCCTTTTTGATTTCGGCGTTGAGTTCCTTCTTGCGGTCCTTTAGTTCTCCCGTGTTGACGGCCAGCGCCTTAAGCTGCGCGATAGCATCGGTCGCCTCAAGGTTGATGTTTAGAACAACGTCTTTCTTTGCCATCTTACACGGGTATCAATTCGCATTCAACAGGACTATCATCGCCGAACGTTTTGCCGCTAATCTTCTGCACATAGACCCAGAAGGGTCCATACGCATCGCGCACCAACCGTGGTTTACCGAACTTGAAATTCATGAACTCATCATCGTAAAGCCTCACCAGCCCCTTGAAGTATGGACGGGTCGACCGGATGATGAAGCTACGCCAAAAGGTGTCGATGGTGCCCTGCCTCCAGTCGGAGCCGAAGGACAGGCAGGTGTCACCGGCACCGCTG